TTAGCAGGCTATCATATCAGAATTTCCTTTATGTTTTTCGACTACTTTCTTCACGCTTGATTCATGCCAATAAACTTCTCTATCGCTCACCTTGATTGGCTGGGGAATTTCACCATTCTTAATCATGCGATAAAATTTCGTTCTTTTGATAGATAGGAGCTGCATAAACTCTGCTGCTCGGATTCTACGATCGATTTGCATATTATGCCTCCTTATTTTCTGCTAAACATGGAAATGCTTGTACAAGTTGCTCGATTTGATATTCATATAGCTGGCGAGCAACTGCTGCGTTTGTTGTGACCATAGATTTTGGATAAGAGGTTTTGAACTCATTTAATTTATTAAGTGCTTGATGAGCATCATCTGTGTGAAAGGCTTCAATGATATTTAAATGATCATCGCCAATTATCAGGTCCGTTTCTGCTGTGGCCAAGTCTAATGCCAAAACAGAATATGTAGGGTATGTTGAGATCATTTCATATCCGCCATGGTTTCTGTTTTAGATAGTGCAATACTGACTACATGATTATCATCCAGTACCGTCCAGTTAATTTCGTCAAACCCAAAACTTTGCATTAACAATTCAGAGATCTGATTCTGTGTGAGATGTAGTTCTTGTTTTGTGGTAACTACTGTTTTGGTTTGCAGTTTTAACTGCTTTACCACTTTAGCTAGATTAGTATCTGCACCTGGTACTATTTTGGGCGTATATTGAGATTCTTTTGCCACTTTGCTTGTCGAGCTATGTGTATTGGTATTATTTGCTGGTACATCTTTACCAGTTACATGAGGTTTTAGATCCATCTCGAAATTTGGGATGTATAACTTTCGGCCATCCGCTTGTTTAACCAGGTTCACAGGAAAGTAATTTTTTCTTAGATAAGAGAGATCACCATCAAATCTCGTACGCTGGCAATTCAATTTCTCCATAGCCTCAAGCAATGTTATGCCGTTAGGATTTTCTCTAAAAAGGCGGACCATACGTTTTAAAAGTGATTCATTTTCAGTTTTATCTACTTCTGTTTTATCAACGGTTTTAGGCATAGCGTTCACCTTAAGTTTTGGCAATTCATTTACTGCAGGTAATGTGGTTATCAAGGTGTTAGATTCTTGTTTGCGCTTAGCATCTAAAAACCAAACACCATCCTCACAATGAGCTTTTATAATGCTTAAAACATTTTTTGTTGTTTTGGCACTTAGTCGGCAAACTGTCATGAGTTGTGAAATTTCAAGCCCAAAAGGTTCCTTGTCTAAAGCATCAGAAACAAGCTTTATGGATTTCTCTAAAGCAAGATTTTCAGTGTATCGGCGTAATTCTGCTGCTGAATTCATTATGAAGCCCTCGATTGAATGAAACGCTTGTGACGCTTTGAAAGGGTGGTTCGATAGATCCCTGTTAAGTCTGAGGCCTTTATCAAATTACCATTGCAAAGTTCGATTGCCTTCTCAGCTACAACATTTTCTAAATGCTCAGTTAGCTGCTTTACTTTGTCAGGACCAGAAGTGATTGCAGTTTCAATATCTGCAGCTTTAATCACAACGCCGTCAGTTTTTGCTTGCTTTGCTTTTAGCCACATTCCCCAGCTGGCATTCACAGCACACAAGGTACTCATTAACTCGTCATCCGATAACGTTCCAGTAAACCCAGTCAATTCAAATTTGCCGAACTTAGGGTTGTAATCTACAAACTTGAAATGTCCATCAGCAGAAATCCAAGCCTGTTTAAATTCTTTAATTTCACTATTTAGATCTAGCATCACTTTCTCCAAATCGATTCTTTAAATTTGGCGTTGGCCACCAGATCCGTTATTTCTGATTCATTCACATTTTGAAAAATGTGCGTCATATTCCCCCCGAATACGTAAAGTATTCGGGTTAGAGTGGAGTAATTGAATTTCATGGCAGATCCTCATCAATAGAGGTTTCGCCTGCAGATGCTTCTAATTCGGCTCTGCGAGTTCTGATATAACGCATCATTTCTGGTTGAGCTATTGGGTCCATAGCAGACACATCGATTTCAAGTGCATCCAGTGTAGTTAAATCAGATGCATTTTGGATCTGTACCATTAAAGATGGTTGTTTTTCCGCTTTCTCGTTTTGAAGTACTTCTAAGCGTTTATGCATGTACTGCAGCAAAGGTTGACGCTGATCTGCTGACCAAGAATTAGTTGATTTAATAACTGTATTAACCTCATCAGGCGTTATAGATTCATCAACTCGTTTCTTTAATTCAATAAGTTTGCTTTGGTATTTTTCCTCTTCTTCTTCTATTGGCTTGCGCTCAGAGTTTTTTTGTACCGTTTCCACATCTACTTTCTGTGCTTTGGCAACAGCAGCAGCTGCTACAACATTTATATCAACTGGTGCTTGCTGCTCTGAAAAGGAAGAATGTTTTAATTCAAGCTCTTTGGCTAGAATTTCATGCTCATATTCTTCCAATCCAGTGCTTGTATTAATTCGGCCATGAATAACATTTAGCTTAGCGGGGGTGGTTGCTTCCATGATTTCCCCGATAAATGCCTCACATAAAACAGATAACTCAGGTTCCGATTTGTCCAGGATAAACAGCTCATGATCTTCGCTTTCAGCTGTAGCCTTTTCTTGTGCTAACTGATCCAATTTCGCTAGCTTAGCGGCTGTTATTTGTTCCTGTTGTGAATCATTAAACCCGTTTCCATCCAAACCATAACAAGTGGTTTCCACTTCCTCTGCAGTCAAACAAGTAGCGATCGCATCAATAATGAGATCTTTGTTATGTTCAATCTGAGAATCTGCAGCAGCTTTTTTGCTTTCGCGTTTCTTGGGTTGTTTTCTCTCGATATCTTCCTTGGGAATGCGAGATCCTTCAGGTGAACTATTGCCATGGATGCTTAAAGTTGGATTTAGTCCCAAAAATGCATGATATGCTTTCATTTGCAGTTCGGCATTTTCTAAATCACGCTGAACAACTCCGCAACGTAAAAAGCTATGCATATCAGTGCCGTTATCAAATTTTGTTTTATAAATTGATGCACTTGAAAAAATAGAGACAAAAACCTCTTGGCCACGTTCTAGCTCCTCAAATGTACATGGTTTGGTAAATTTAATGCCTGCAAGCTCGATTTTTTCAATATCGATGCAAAATTCATAGCCAGGCAATCCAAATACAGTGGCAGGGCAATCATCCAAAGATGTAAATTTCCCGCCCGTATAACGACATAAAAGATTTTTGCCATTTTGTAGGGCTGCGAAAGCATCCTGGGCATTTAAAATATTGCTCATGTTATTGTCCTTTTACTAATGCTTTCTTGATATATGGATCTAGGTCATCTTGTCTGAGTAACCAGGACACATAATCAGCAGGCAAGTCTTTAATTAGAGTGTGCTTATGTTTGCCATAAGGCATACGTGTAGGTATGCGAGCTTGTTCAGAGAATAAATACAGTGACTGCATATCTTTGATGCCGAGTGATTTGCAGATCTGTTTAAGTAATACTGCAGTCAGCAAAATATCTTGTTTTGCATTGTGAGCATTTCGAATAGATTCACGAGACTTAACAGACCCTTTAGGGCATGAAAAGTACTCATCAAAACAAGCATCTTTATCAACAGATAGTTCACCGCTTTCAAGAAAACTTACAGGCACATGAGCAATCTCGATTGGATAACCATTCATGTCATGGGTTTCTGTATCTAAAATTATTGCGCTCATGCCTTTATTTCCTGTTTGGCTAGTTTTTCAATTTCTTGCTTTGCTTCATCCAAAGCATGCTCTTGGATCTTCATTAATGTATCGATACCAAAGTGCTTGCAAACCTGGCGAACATCTAAGCCGCGCTCATGAATAAATGCCTGCAGATGATCACGTTGTTTGTTGGTGATGCATGGGGAGCCTGTATTATTGGCAGTTGTTGCTGAATTGCTTTGATGTGCCTGGTTGGCTTGCTTTTGTGTATCACCAGTTTGATTTGAGGAATGCTGTTGCTGACCTAAAGCCTCTAAATGCTGCATGATTGCGTTATATTTCGCACAACCAGCATCAAAGATTACCTGGTTAAATTCAGGGTATTGTCGACGTAGGCCGTCAAAAATAAATGAGGCCTGCTCAAGTGAAGTGTTTAGAGGTAAATTCTCAATTTGCTTTAATGCACGATCACAATCGGCTTGTGTTGCTACACGATTGTTATTTTGGTTTTGGTAATTCTGTTTGTTCTTTGACTGGTGTTCATTTTCGATATTCTTATTGGTAAGAGCATCAAGATCATTCTGTGAGTCATCAATCAATAACAAATTACAAAGCGCATATTTTTTGGCGTAACTTTGATAAGCAGCATATTGCTGGGTTTTTGAGATTTTCTTATTGCTGGCTAGATCTTTAGCAAAGTCATAAGTTGCTACACCAGGTAGGTCGCAGCGCATATATTTTTGATCTTTGAATACGATATAAGCGTAAACCTCAAAACCATCCTCAAGATCAAACTTACGGGTAAATACCGTGCATTTGTATTTGAGTAAAATTGGTTTTAGAGCAGCTTGAACATCTTCAGCAGAACGATACTTATAACCACCAAAATCACTAGTGTGGCCTTTTGGCGCTTCCAGTTCGTTAATTACTTTCAAGAAAGTAGGGTGGTGATATACCTGTTCAAGACCAGGTAAATCAAGAATATTCTCAGGGATGGCATTCACCATCACGTCTGGATGAATCGCAGCATTCATAGTGAGTACCTCTGTTATCCGTTATAACGTGCATTTTTATATGCAATTTTTTGGTTTGCGCTGTATGGGGTGCGCTGAAAACAATCCTTTGCGAACATAGCTTTACACTCTTGGTCTCGCTGCTTAGCAACTTCTTGTTTTAGATTGCGCATAATCCAAGGCTTAGATTTCAAATATTCAGGATCAACTGGTGTACCGCCGTTCTCGTTTTCGATACGAATATCGGTAAGCTTCCAGTTTGTAGAGAATGTTTGAGGTCCTAAACGAACGTGGTAACGACCTTGGTCATCGCGAGTAATGAACTCGCGGAATGGGGTAGTGAATATGGTAATGCTCATGATCACCCCCGAATCATCTTATTTTTTTTGATATGGGCGGTAATGACTGAGATCATGTTGCGGATATCATCAGCATTGGTGAAATCGCCGTAACTACCACCATCTGGGGTGAATACCTGGTCAACAGCCAAGTTAGTTATATGAATTGTTGGTTGTTCACCACCTATTGCACCGTTCCATTCTTCTATTAGCTCAAAGTCAAAGCTAACGTAGACACGGAAACCATCAAGATTAACTACGGCTTGTCCTGTGGTATCAGAAGTGATTTGAACCGCTACTGGCCCATATACAGATTGCGTGTTCGCATAAGAGTAAACAGGTGCAGGATTCATTGGCTTAGTAACAAGTGCATAAGCACCAGTTAATACACCAGCACCAAGAGCTGCAGCTGCGCATTTTTTTAACACTCTCTTGCTTATTGCAAAGCTGCGATTGTGATTTAAAACATTTTGTTCCATAATGAAATCCTCGTGAGAGAAGTCCTGCGTCGCCAAACAGTCAGGACTTTTTTTATTTGGTGAAAAATTAGTAATTCCAGCAACCATTGCTTGTGAAGTCCAAAACCTCCCAGTTTGCGCGCGTGTTGTTTGTCTTATTGATAACTTCAGCGTAGTCCTTGATTGCCTGATCTTTAGCAACCGCCGAACTTGTCTTACTGGTGTGGATTACGGTTTTATGACCAGTTTTTTTGTTGCGTAGTTTGAACATATTCATTTCGTCATCTACCTCAAATAAGTGAGAAGCCCTGATTTACTGCAAGTGGTCAGGGTTTTTGCTGTTCATGAGGTAAATATTAGGTATGCCTAACAAATAAGTCAATAGGTATTCCTAATTTTATTTTAGGTATCCCGAATTTTTATGTTTTAATAGACAAAAGAAAACCCACCATAGGGGTGGGTTGATTGGAGTTTATTGAGATGAGTTTATCAAATTCACAAAAAATCGAATTTCGTCAAGCAATGTGTGAAAAGTTAATTGATGCTGGTTTGACGAGTGGTTGTGAGATTAGGCAAAGCGTTGAAATTTTAGAGCAGTTCATTTTTCTTCAAGAGAAAGAACAAATAGAAGTTGCATGTATGGAATCTGAAAAAGAAGCCCTTGCTAAACATATCAAGAGCTTTTGGGATAATTAAATACTACCCAATACATCCTTTTCAATTTTTAAGGGTTTCTTAGGCGATTTTAAGCCATCAAGACATTGGTGGTAAATCTCAAGCCAATAATCAACATCCCCAATTTTTTGTTGGAATTGAAGAGATGATGATCCCATGGTGTTTACATCATCTCTTGCAAGAACAATAGATTTTGTCATCTCAAAAGCTATTTGTTTTTCAACATCACTGCTCATTATTTTCTCCACCCGATCATTCTATGGACTGTGTCGGGTTCACAGTTTTTTAATTTCCAGTTATTGAAGTAAATACCTTTTAAGCGCCATACTTTTCTAAAAACTCATCAATCCAGCCTTGCGCCTGATCTAAATTGCTTATATCCGCCAGTTTTAAATTGGTACTTTCTGCTTCGTTAAAACCCTCAATAATGGCTTCAAAAATATTAGCTTCATTAATGATCTCTTGCGCCATTTCCGCAGCATCATAGCTTTGCTTCGCCTTTTTAAGAGACGCCACTTGCTTATCAATACCATCACCTATTTTGGATAATGCTGCTTTAAATTCTTGTTTGTTAATAGATAAAGCAGTTTTTGATTTGTTGAGTGTTGCGATCATGGTTTTATTCCTGTGAATCTCTATAGGGTTTGCAGCTTTCCTAAGGTTTAATATTTATTAACTCGGTTTAATTTTTGATCTTCTTTTAGATTTATAAACATATCTAATTGAATCAACCACCTCTCCAACAAAGATACACTCTTCATCAAGTGGGATTATATTGGGCTTAAACTCAGGGTTAAGTGCCTGAAGGTACCTGGTATTGTCGGTTTCAATCACAAGTCTCTTAAAGGTAGCATCTTCATTTTTCCGTACCACAATCACATCACCAGACTGCATATCACAATATTGAACTGTTGGATCAACAAGAATGTAATCACCCTCGTGAAAAATAGGATAATTACTAAGACCTTGTACTTTTAAATAAAAGCAATCCTCGCAATCATCAGGAAGAGGCAACCATTCTTCAATTTGGGATAAATCAACAGCTTGAACGTTTGTAAACTCACCAGCCTGCACCCATGATAAAACAGGTGCCATCTTTGCATTAACCGGAGAGGTGTTACCTAAGTCATTTTTACTTCTAGCTTCATCATTCGCCACTACAGGCTTTCCTGTTCCACTAGCAAGCCATGAAGCACTAACACCTAGAAATTTAGATGCTTTAATTAAATTCTCCCCCTCCATAGTCTTAGACTTCCCGCTTAACCAATCACTGACAGAGGGTGGCTTTACTCCAACAGCGCGCGCAAGATCAGCCCCTTTAATTTTTTTTGGCGGCAAAACTTCCATGGCGTATCGAAGGCGATCAGAAAGAGAACTCATATAGTAGATACTCCAAAGTGTTAGGCAATCCTAACATGAATAAAATTAGGTTTACCTATTGATTAATTATAAGGTTTGCCTAATAATTAATGTAAATATTAGGAGAGACACATGAAAGACACCCAACTAATTAAAGCTTTAGGCGGATGCAGTGCGGTCGCTAGGCTTTTGGGGATTACTAGCGCCTCGGTAAGCGGATGGAAGAATATCCCCGACGATAGAAAAATTCGTTTAGCTGTAATTGCAGAAGATCGTGGCATTTGCTCACGGAGAGAAATATTTCCTGATAATTATCAAGATATTTGGATTGAATTAAGAGAAAACGCACAGGATCAACCATGCAAGACGTAAATATGCAAATTAAACCAGGCGAAAAACTACTTGAGCCTATGACTACCCGCGTACCCGTTGAAGTTAAGCAATTAATTGACGATCTAGCAGATGGAAATAGGGCGGGGTGGATAAGAGAGGCCATAGTTTTAAAACTTCAAATTGATTTAGGCCAATCATCAATCGAAGAGCTAAAAAAATCAAAGAATACAACGTATTCAAGCGAATACAGAAATGTATTCAAAAATTTATTTTCAGTATTCCAAACAAGCAAAAAGCCCGAAGTTGCGATTCGAGCTTTTGGCAATGTTCATTAATTTAATGGGACTAAAGAACATGACAAATATATCAAAACCCAATCAGCCAAACAACACTGATTTTATAGAAGGCGACACAGTTGTTTTTATAGATCCAAGTAAGCCCGATCATTTAATGACTATTTATCAAGTTCAGAAAAATGGCGTGTTATTGGATGGGAATAACAGCTTTGCACTTAATCACTTGATTCGTCACGCCACTGTTTTTGAAGTATTAGCTAAAAAACGTCACACCACCACAATTGATGATCTTTTTGATGCATTGGGTTTTGGAGATGATGAATTTATTGAAAATCGAATCTCTCCTAAATGCAAATCAATTTCCAATGATGTACAGATCCATTTGAGTAAAGCACTTGCAGCTCAAAAGGAGGTCTCATGAACACCGCTAAACTTCCTGAGCATAAACAAACGCAGCAGATCCAGTCTTGGTATGAGCCAGCATTAAGAACTCTAAATAGTTTGCTTGATGTGCGAAAAGCTAATTTGCGAAAAATTAATCGTGATGAGGCAAATGCTGCAGTAACGCGTGATGAGTTTATCGAGTCTTTGAGCCAGGCACACCGTATAAGTTATTACGATGCTGGCCAAATCATCTCAAGTCTACATCGAGCTGACAAAATCATCATGTTCGGCCGCTTTATTCAGTTGAAAGACCAGGGCGGTGAAGCATGATACATGAATCAGCGCTATCTGAAATTCATCAAGGTGCTCTATTTGTCATTAATCATTCTGGTGGTAAAGACAGCCAAGCAATGATGATTAAGTTGCTTGAAATTGTGCCTAAGTCACAAATTTTAGTTGTTCATGCATCGCTGGGCGAAATGGAGTGGAACGGTGCATTAGAGCATGCACAAAAACAAGCTGATGATGCTGGTGTACCTTTTATCGTTGCATGTGCAATTAAGTCATTTCTTGACATGGTTTTGCATAAGTTTAAAACGCGGGTGTATGTACCGTCTTGGCCATCATCCAAGAACCGCCAATGCACCAGTGATTTAAAACGAGATCCAATTAAGCGAGAAGTTCGCCATTATGCCAACTCCAATGGATTTACAAGAATCGTAAATTGCATGGGTATGAGGGCGGAAGAATCTACAACGCGCGCAAAAAAGTCTGTTTGGGAGATCAATAAAAGTGAACATGGCCGAGCAGGTCGTTCCTGGCATAACTGGTTGCCGATCCATGCATTAAATACCAATGAGGTTTTTGAAACGATTGGGCAAGCAGGACAGCAAACACACTGGGCATACAGTAAAAATGATCGATTAAGTTGTGTTTTCTGCATCTTTGCTAGTGCTGGTGATTTGATTCATGGCGCAACCATCAGACCAGAGCTATACGCGTTGTATTGCAAGATTGAAGAAATTACAGGCTATACCATGCATATGAGCATGGCGTCTTTACCTCAAATTACAGGCATTCAGCCAAATTACTTATTACTAGGGAAATACACAGCACTAATAGCAAAGTTCATTCAAGCCGCTTCAAAGCGCAAATACATTCCAATGGTTGAAATAGTTGTGGAGGCTGCATGAGTAAATTTGTACCTAACTCATTCATGGTTGCCAACGCATTTGTTGACGAAGCCATGAACAAAATTAGTGATGCATCAGTAAAAATCTATTTATTGATCGTTAGGAAAACACGCGGCTGGACAAAAGAAAGCGATGCGCTTTCTTTGCGTCAGTTGGAAAACTTATCTTTGAAAAGCCGCCCTACAGTTATCAAATGTCTGAATGAACTTGAAAAGGTTGGGTTGATCAAAAAGCATCACCAGTCAAAATACGGAAATGTATATTCACCAGTAGATCATTATGACATTGGGGAACTTATTAAATTCCCTTCTGGAATTAAGCTTATTAAAGCCTACACAATTCTTGTTAAAGCGTTTGTATTGTTCAAAAAAGAGACGGTAAAGAATTTTAACCACTTTGGTTATGGAGAAAAAATAAGCTCAAATCGAGTGAGTTTTGTATTAAAAACTGCTTCAAATAAATCTGTAGTGGTTAAAAATTTTAACCACCTTGATGGTGTGGATAACTTAGCAGGGTGGTTAAAAATTTTTACCACCTCAAATGGCAAGTGGTTAAATATTTTTACCACATGTGGTAAAGAATTTTTACCGCAAGTGGTAAAGAATTTTAACCCACAAAATACAACTATCAAAAACAACTATCAAAATAAAAAAAATACGTGGTTTATTTTTGAAAATTTGAGAACTGAAATTCTTTCGATCGACAACTCAATCGATACCAACGAGATTTTTAGTGCTGATTGGTTTAATCGTGAATACAACAGCTTCGTAAGTTTCAATGATGACCGCAATCACTCTGATGAAACCATGGTTAGATTCTTCGCGGAGTGGATGCTTAAAGCTCGCGCAAAATACGCAAAGATGAAAACACCGGCACAACGTTTTTCTGATAACCAAAATTCAAGTGGCCAACAATCCAATTCTGAAAACACCATACCTGACGTGATTACATTTGCGTCTGACAAGCAACTGTACTCATTCGCTAAACAATTGGTGTTTCTTCCTGAGTTCAAAAATTCATTTTGCCAGACAGGTGAGTCATGGATGGATTCTGCAAAACGAATGGCAGCATTGATTTCTGACCCTGTTCAACAAAAACCGTATATCTCACACCTAATCAAATTGGGCTTTAAGCAGACCAAGGGAGCGGCAGCATGAAGTCTCCATTAATTCGCTACCATGGCGGTAAATTCCGTTTGGCTCACTGGGTCATTTCTCACATGCCTAATCATGTTTGTTATACAGAGGCATTTGGTGGGGCAGCAGGAGTTCTATTGCAGAAGCCACGTGCTTACGCTGAGGTTTATAACGATCTTGATGGCGATATCGTAAACCTTTTTGAGGTGTTAAGAGATTCTAGCTCGAGAGAAGAACTTATTGAGCAATTGGTTTTAACTCCTTATAGCCGCACTGATTTTGAAAATGCATGGGAACCAACAGAAAACAAAATTGAACGCGCTCGCCGTGTATGTATACGTGCACAGATGGGGTTTGGTTCAGCAGGGGCAACAAAAGGTGTGACAGGATTTCGTATAGATACAAAACGTCAGTACGGAACCGCTCAATCACTATGGGCCACTTATCCCGAACATTTAGGAATTATTGGCCAGCGCTTAAGTGGAGTACTCATTGAGAATCGTCCTGCAGTACAAGTCCTCCAAGATCATGATGCTGAAACCACACTTCACTATGTAGATCCGCCGTATGTCATGGATACCAGATATGACGGTGCTAAATCTGGCCGTATCTATCGCCATGAAATGAATGATAGCGATCATTTAGAGCTTTTGAAAACGTTGCTGGATCTTGATGGGATGGTGATTCTTTCTGGATATCCATCTGAATTATATGGTGACACTTTAAATGGTTGGCAGAGAGTTGAAACCCAATCACGTATTTCTGCAGGTCGTGGCACCGCATTACGCACAGAATGTTTATGGATAAACCCTCGAGCTAGAAAAAAACAAGATTTGTTTGGAGCGTTATCATGCTGAATTTAAACACCCCTGCAGGGATTCAAAACCTGAAAGCGATCGTCCAAGAGTTTGATTCTTGCTTGTACGTTGAGCGCGATAATTTCTTTGATAAACATTTTGAGTTGGTTCAAAACGAAAGTGACGTTGAAATACTACGTGCTGCAGTGAAAGCGGCTGAATTGCGTAAAGGGGTTCAGATCAAAGTTGATTTCTCACATGTACCAGACAAGGGCATGCGCCGTATCAAATTTAAAGGGACTGGTGTTGTCGATCGTTGTGAAGATGGCCGCGTATTTGGTCGCATGGATGATGGTAGAACTTTTTGCTGTTTAGTTTCTGATGTTGATTTCTTGGATGCTGACACATTGGCAATCAAGCCAAAAGGTTACTCGGAAATGATGGTTTTGCGCAGTGCATATGTGCAGGGCAATAGATCACCTGAGGCGAAGCAAGCGAATAAGCAATATATCCAGATCCGCAGGAAAGGGCTATTAAGCCAGGTTAAAACGTTGGCCGATTTCAAGGAGCATGGTCGATGAATAAAAGCACATTCAATAAAACAAATTTCGACCATCTTGAATGCCCACTATGTGGAACTTTAAGAGCGCCTTCTAGAGTTGTGCTAACCAGAGACAAAAAAGACGTGAAATACGTTTCATACAAATGTCAGCCAGACCATGTGAACCACGGAGATGTGTACAAGTGGAAAATCATGTCTAAAGGCGAATTAGTGGATTGAGGGAAAGACAATGAGCATTACATTGAATGGCCATCAGCTGAAAAGTTTACTTGAATTTGCCAATCCAGATGGAGGAAACGATCTGGATCAACTTGAAACAGAGTTGACGATTTCTTTTTTTGAAGATGGGCATAGCGGCAAGGGTTATTACTTTTGGATGACTGAATATCCCGAAGAAGGTTGCATGTTTCTGAATGATTTAGTGCCAGAGCCTAAAAGTAAATACAACTGGTCATTAATTCCAGAGCATGTTCAGTTCATGGCCACTGATGAGGATGGCATGGCATGTGGTTGGTTGGTTGAGCCGAAAATCATGGGTGATTCTTGGAGACACCAGTCTCATCTTTCTGCCTTTTTCAACATTGATGCAAGAAACAATTATCTAAACCATTTTCGTGGTGACTGGAAAGAATCACTAGAAAAACGTCCAGAGGAGCAAAGCCAGTGAGTGAATATAAATTAAGAATAAATAATGAGTTTGAATTTAAAAGTGTGATGGTTCTTGCTGAACCTATGGGTTACTACAACGAATTAGAGTTTAAGTATATCCCTCATGTTAAGACATTGTTTCTACCAAGCGATTGCAGGCACATCCAATGGAGCCATAGAACTATTGATGATTACCCACAAGATAAGCATGGCCGAGAAATTACGATTGAGGAATTAAAGGAAATCTCGAAAAAGTATCAAATAAACCACGAGAAATGCCAACACGGTTATGACATTGCTTGTCTGCTTTGTGGTTTTGGCACTGTAGATGGAAAGCGCGTTTATAGAACTGAGCAGGTGAAGTGATGGAAAAGTTGTCTCCAAGAGAATTAGTGCTTTTTAGGCGAGCTGCAGAGGATGCTATTCATTCATGCAATAGACATTATGGTCCTTTTATCGATGTTGTGGCTCATCCATTAAACATGCTTAAGCTTATTGATATGGCTGAATTAAGCAACCAGCAACAATCAAAGATGAATGACCTGCAAAAGCGCGTAAATGATTCAATATTTATTTTAAGCACAATTGATAATCCTGATGAGGCTTACAAATCAATAGATTTGCTATTAAGAGCATTAAGAGGAAGCACGCATGAGTTAGAGCAAACGCTCAAGGGGGAGCCATGATTCGAGTTGGTATCGATTGCGGCGTTAAGACTGGTTTTGCCGTTGCCACCAAAGGTGTTTTGAATCGAGTTGAGACATTGACGATTACAAAGGCGATGGAAGCGGTCAAAGAGTTGCATGGTCAAGATCCTGATTTAGTTGTTCGTATTGAGGATGCGCGTTTGCGCAAATGGTTTGGGCGCATTGATGCGGAACAAGCTAAATACGGGGCTGGTGTTCGAGAGGGTATGGGATCTGTTAAACGTGACTGCAGTATATGGGAGCAATTCTGTAAAGAGCAGGGTATTAAATTTGATTTGGTACATCCAGCAGCAAACATGACAAAAACCAAAGATGCATATTTTAAAAAAATAACTGGCTGGGTAGGCAGAACAAGCGAGCACAGCCGTGATGCAGCAATGTTAATTTTCGGACGGTTGAAATGAGACAGAATAATAATGATTGGTTGTTAATTATTGCATTCATCATATTCGCCATCGTTGTTGTGGCGGTAAACACATGGAATACGGTTCAAGTTTGTAAAGGTCAAGAAGTGTATTGGGTTAATGGAACTCAGTTCACATGTAAGTTTTTTAAGTAGTAGGAGCGCAATATATGTTAGTAGAAAAGTTTGATTTTTTGGAGTTGTTGCGTCTTGCTATTGCTCAAAGTGAGGGTAAAGGGAAAATTACGAAAAGCATTGTACTTGGTGAAATGGCCTTGTTATCACCTGGTGCAAAGATGTGGGCCGAATTGCTCATCGAGCGCGTTGATTTTGAGAGAATTGCTATCATCACACCTGCAGAGGAACAGACCGAATTATTTATCAGTAAATATGACTTTAACTATCAAGTTGAACGCCGTATCGAAGATAAGCCAGGGAAAGTGGAGTTTAAGACTGGTGAAATCAAATCAGCTTTGTTTTTTAAGGTCCGTAACAAGATGGCCAGAATCATCCACCAGGATATGATTAAGAAAAACTTTAAGCCTAATAATCCACAAGGTTCTTTAGAGAACGTGGCCAAAGCAATGTCAGAGGTTGTTTTGCGAGGCCATTTATTTGTAAAAGCCATGTGCCCGCCGTGCCAGGGCTTAGGTAAACTAGAAATTTTTGATAGTAAAAATAATCCTATCAGCACCAAGTTTTGCCAAAAATGCGAGGGCACAGGAAAGCGACCATATACACTTAAAGAAAAAATAGACATTGCCCACCTAACAATTACCAAGACGGCGTACATCAAAAGTTATCAAAAATATGAGCAACTTGGGGAGTCTATAGTTGCAGAGTGGGAGAATCAGATCCGAGACAAGTTGGCTAAGTCATTTCATTTTGAGTTTAACGATTCAAATCAAGTTGCATCATTTGCTTGACAGCAGGGTATACAGTTCAGTATAAGTATTTCTAAAATGGGCGTTTTATTAATTTGATGCCCTGAAAGAATTTGAAAGCTCGCAAATGCGGGCTTTTTTTACGCCTGAATATTTTTAAAGGTGCTCATGGCATGCATGGGCTTATAACAAGGAGAAAGGTTATGCATACAATCACATAACGGGAAGTGCGCCACCCGAAAAAGGGCAATTAAATAAAGGAATTTGGCTGAACGGATTACGGCACATAAACCCCGCTGCGATAATGGTGTTGGTGGGGTTTAATTTTTAACAATAATTCGGAAACCAAATAAATGAAAAATAAACCCATTATTCCATGGCAAGGCGGAAAATCACGATTAGCAAAAGACCTGTTGCCTTTGTTTCCAGATCACACATGTTATGTTGAGCTATTCAGCGGCGGTGCTGCATTGTTCTTTATGCGTGAGGAGCCTGCAAAGACAGAGGTCATCAACGATCTAAACGGCGAGCTTGTAAATTTATATAGAATCCTTCAAAACCATTTAGAGGAATTTGTAAGGCAATTTAAGTGGTGCTTAACAAGTAGACAGATTTTTGAATGGGAAAAATTAAAAGTACCCGACACGCTTACAGACATTCAAAGAGCAACAAGATTCTATTATTTACAGCGCCATGCATTTGGTGGAAAAGTCTCAGGGCAAACATTCGGAACGAAAACCACTGGTCGTGGATTAAATTTACTTCGGATTGAGGAAGATCTCAGTGCAGCACATTTACGATTAAATGGTGTATTTATTGAGAATCTGACTTGGGATAACTGTTTTGATCGATATGACCGAGAACACACTTTTTTCTATGCAGATCCGCCGTATTTAGACACAGCTGGTTACGGTATTGATTTTCCACTTGAGCAATATTATTTACTTGCTGAAAAGATAAAAAATTGCAAAGGGAAAGTGATGGTTTCCTTAAATGATCATCCAAAGATTCGAGAAATATTTAACGGTTTCCGGATTGAAACAACTTCGATTAATTATTCAATTGGTCGTGATGTTTCGAGTAAGAAGAAAACTAGTGGTGAGCTGATCATCATGAATTATTAAAACCTCACTCGCATTAGCGCAATGCGAGTCAATTAGCCGGACGGATTACGGCACATGGAAGCCCCGCAATAACTAGTATGCTGGCGGGGCTTTTTACTTTATGTGTTAAGGTGTGATTCATAATTTTATGGATTGTTAAGATGCTTATTTGTATTGGTGGTGATTTGGATGGCGAAGTGGTTGCTAATCGTGAAGATACATATTTCCTAGCAAGTGAAATCGACCCTAGCAAGGCATCAACTTATAATCGTCAGACATACATTGTAGGTCAGAATACTTATTATTTTTGGCTTTGTGCTGAGTTACCGTATTCAGAGACAACAGTAATTGCCAATAAACATTTAGCTCAGAAATATTCATACCTTTCATAATTTATTTTTTAAGAAATTAAGCCCGCCTATTTGGTGGGTTTTTTTATGCCTGGTTGGAGGTCCCATGCTTCAAAATATTGATAAAGAGATTCGGGAAACCGAACAAGAGCTTAAGCATGTCGGTAGTTGTACAACCAAGAGCCTGACAGCCGAACAGATCGCTCACTTAGATGAGCGATTTTTTTTGGCCATTGAAAAATTATCCTGGCTGAAAGATCGCCGTGACATACGGGTGAAAGAATGGATGTCGACAAGTATTTTAAACTCACCAGAAAACGTGCACCGAAAACCAAGCCTAAAAGCAGACCTCTGCCGAAAGCTAAAGAAGCCTATTTAGAAACATTTGAAGATTTGGAACGCACTCTACAGATCTTTGAGATCAAGTACGAAAAGCTTTTTCAATTCAAATCAACAAAACACTGGCGTTATGATTTTCACCTTATTGAACACCGTATCCTAATTGAGATTTCTGGTGGCCCTTGGTCTGGTGGACGTAAAGGCAAATTGGCTAATAAAGCTTGGAGCCTGGATAAATATAATCAGGCATGGGAAAAGGGCTACACCGTTGTAAGAATCGAATCATCTACTCGATACAAAATTGATGAATCAGGACCACCACAAATAGATGCAACTCGTGTAGGCCAGTGGCTTAAAAGTTTAAAGAGGCATAAATTCAATGAACCAGATAAGACCATTTCCACCAACGGACTTGATTGACCAGGCAGATGATATAGAGGCGATACTCTTGGCACCTGCACCAGATCTTATGCAATGGGTAATTGATAACTTTCTAACCATTGGTGGACCATTACACAATCCCGATCATGACCATATCGCTGAGTTATTACATGATTGTGAGGGATTTTTAGCTTTTGCATGGGCATCACAGGCATGTACTGTAAAAAAACAAATGGTCTCTGGCCAATGTGAGAAAGTCATGTTCAATGTTGGTGGGTGGCGAAAAGCACGGCAAGAGCAACAAATGCGAGATTGGTTCGGTTGCGTTCCAGTATATCTAATCACTATTGATGCCAGTTTTTGCGAGCAATCCAGCGATAGAGATTTTTGTGCATTGATAGAGCATGAGCTATATCACATTGGCGTAGAACGGGATGAAGATGGTGAGCCAATTCTTAGCGATATGACTGGCCTACCTAAACACTACCTCACTGGCCATGATGTTGAGGAGTTTGTCGGTGTGGTCAAACGATGGGGAGCAAGCGAGAATGTGAAACGACTTGTTGAAGTCGCAAAGCAAACGCCGTTTGTAAATGATGTAAATATTTCCAAGTGCTGTGGAACATGTCTTATTAGTTGAGCCGTTTGGCTCATTTTTTTTGCCATGTTTCCTTGATGGGCCTTGATGGATTTTGAATTATGGCAAAGCTAAAAAAAGCCGAGCAACTCTATATAGTTCGGTCACTTGCGCAATTCATGACACCCACAGAAGTTGTTAAGGACATCAAGGAAAAATTCAACATCGATGTGTCACCGCAGCAAGTGGAAGCCTATGACCCCACCAAGGTTGCAGGCAGAGATCTCAGACAGGAATACAAGGACGTATTTGAGACCACGCGGGATGAATATCTCAAGCAACCAATCCACAACATCAGTGGGGCAAATGATATTGTTCAGCTCAAAATTTTAAGTGATCTGCTCTGGTCCAAAAAGAACAACGTCACGATGACAGTTAAAATCGTGGACCAAATGCAAAAGATCATGAAGGGATTTTATGAGAAGCGTGTCGAAATTACTGGGGCAGGTGGAGGGGCTATTAAAACTGAGAATTCCCAGACCACTCCATTGCCAATTCTTACACCAGAAGAACTTGCAGCCTTGACGCCGCAAGAGCTTTCTCGTTTAGCAATTAATGGAAAGTTATGACTTATGCAATTGAAGAAATAGCGCCGTTAATCAAGGATTGGACGATTAATGTTAGGTTGCCTGAAATTATTTCTGAGATGACACGGCGTTATTACTACAAAGCTGTAGCAGATCAATCAGAGTTAAGTATTCAGGCTGAAATTTATAAATGCAAAAAGGATCCAGTTCATTGGTTTAATCATTGGGTGTGGACTTATGATCCTCGCGGTATGCCTTTTGGTTTACCTTCAAATTTACCTTTTGTCTTGAGACCAGGGCAAATAGATTTAGTTCACTGGTTACTTGAACGCGAAGCTACCCAAACACATGGCCTTATAGAAAAATCCCGTGATGAGGGAATGAGCTATGTCGTTTTAGGGTTTTATTTACATCGGTGGCTTTTTATTGATGGTTTTGCTGGTGGAGTAGGAAGCCGTAAAGAAGATCTTGTCGACAAAAAAGGCGATCCTAAAACATTACTTCATAAATTCAGAGATATGTTTGGGAAATTGCCTGAATGGATGAAACCTAAAAGTTTTGTCGAAAAAGTACATGATAATTACATGCGAATTATTAACCCCGACAACGGCGCAACTATCACGGGTGAAGCGGGTGACAATATTGGCCGTGGTGGTCGTACAACGATGTACTTTCTGGATGAGTGGGCATTCGTAGAGAGACAAGAGGCGGTCGATGCCGCAATTTCGCAAAACACTAACGTTCATATCAAAGGATCTACCCCTAATGGTATTGGTGATAAATTTCATCAAGATCGATTTAGTGGTCGTTATTCTGTTTTTACAATGGCTTGGCGAAATAATCCCGATAAGAACTGGACTGTTGAATATTGCGGTAAATTAATACATCCATGGTATGAAAAGCAGCTTGCCACTTTAGATGACATTGTATTAGCTCAAGAGGTCGATATTGATTACGCCGCATCAGTAGAGGGAGTGCTGATTCCTTCAGCTTGGGTACAAGCCGCCGTTGATTCTCATCTCAAGTTAGGAATCAAGCCAACGGGCGAGAAAATAGGTGCTTTAGATGTTGCTGATGAGGGTAAAGATAAAAACTCATTTGCAGAGCGCCAAGGAATCTTGTTGAAGTATTTAGAGGCTTGGTCTGGTGTCGGGGATGATATTTTTGGCACAACTCAAAAAGCCATAGATATATGCTTAGATCACGAGGTAAATCTATTTTTCTACGATGCTGATGGTTTGGGTGCAGGTGTTAGAGGCGATGCACGAGTAATCAATGAGCAAAATTCAGAAAAGAATCTAAGGGAAATTCAAACTACTCCATTTAAAGGATCTGGCTCAGTCCATAACCCTCAAGAAGAAATGGTGGAAGCGAGAAAGAACGAGGACTTTTTTGCAAATTTGAAAGCTCAGATGTGGTGGTTATTGCGAATCAAATTCCAAAACACTTATCGAGCTTTACAAGGCATGAAATTTGATCCTGATAATCTGATTTCATTATCTAGTAAAGATATTGATAAACAGGAATTAGAACATTTAAAGCGGGAACTTTCACAACCTACTTACTCCAAAAATGGCGCTGGAAAGATATTAGTTAATAAGCAGCCAGATGGATCTCAATCACCAAATAGGGCGGATAGTGTGATGATCTGTTTTAGTGGAATTCAAGAAAGAAAAGCGAAAAAACCTGCTACAGCAGGAAGTCGAACTTTTAAATAAGGTATCAAAATGGCAAAGTCTGAAAAAAAAGACAAAGCGTCTAAAAAGGCTTTGTCTAGTGGAAGCCTATTCCAACAAAACGCCGTATCAATGCTCTATAGCTTGGGTAAACAGCCTGATATTGACGAAGTACTGCGTAAGGCTGGCGTTTCTCGGCATCGGCTTAAAATTTTGCTTGATGACGATGAGATTGCTCAGGCAGTGGAAACGCGTATTGATGCGCTACTGGCAACGCCGTTTCGAATTGAGCCAAGTGACACACCTGAGGCAATGTTGCTCATGCAGGAGCTTAAAGAGTGGTTCACGGAAGTAGCAACAGGCGCAATCAATGCGCTTTTTTTTGGTTACTCGGTTCAAGAGGCTGTATACGAGTTAAAGCCAGAAGGTCACATTGGATTTCAGTGGATCGGTGAAAAGCCAATGCAATGGTTTGAGCCTAAAAATGATGGGCGTTTGATTTATCGACCTGAGGGTAATGGTCAAGAGATTGTTGTTGATCAAAAGCTTAAATTCTTTCTAACACGGCGCAAGGCAACCTATGAGCAGCCATATGGTAAGGCACTATTGGCTACGTTGTACTGGCTGAACTTCTTTAAACAGAATGGCTTTAAGTTTTGGGCAAAGTTTCTTGAACGTTTTGGAACTCCAATTCTATTGGGCAAATGCAAAAACTCTGAAACAAGCGATATGAATCAAGCATTGCTTAATGCACATGCTCAAAGTGTCCTTTCGATCGATGCTGAAGATGATGTACAGGTCTTAACTGCAGGTGCAAATGGTACAGCAGGTGCATCGTTTGAGACTTTCAATAATGTATTAATTCGCCAGATCCAGAAAGTCGTACTAGGTCAAACATTGACAAGTGGAACCGATGGCACAGGGAGTCGTGCATTAGGTCAGGTGCATGAGAATGTACGCAAAGATAAGCTGAATGCGGATGTTAGACTGGTTACACCAACGTTTCAAGCAGCAGTAAATGCCTTATGTACGTTGAATAACTGGTCTAAACATGAGGTCTATTTAGGCGAGAAGACTAAGCAGCTGAATACAGATCAGGCAGATCGTGACGTAAAGCTTAAAAATGCTGGTGCAAACCTTACACAACAATATTTCTCTCGTGAGTACGGTTTGCAGGACGGCGATGTTGCTGAGCTTCCACAAGGCCAGACAGAACAGCAATTTAAAGCTATACCGAATCGCCGTTTTAGTTTTGCTGCAAGTGTTAAGGATCTATCTCAAGAACAGCAAGAGCTTGATGAATTGGCTGACGGGGAAATGCAGTTATTCTCAGATGCTACGATCAAGGATCTAATTGCAAATAGTACGAGTATTGAGGATTTGCAAGAAAAGTTATTTGCTTTGTCTGGTGGTGCGGATACCACGCAATTCAATGAGCTTATGGATCGAGCTTTATTCGCTGCAGATATTCTTGGGTATGTTCACTCTAAAGAGGGCCGCTAAATGGATGATTTTGATATTCAGGCTGAATATGAAGAGTTTGAACAATTCATGTCAGAAGAATCAAATATTAAATTTGATGATTCTGACGTATATAAGCGAAAGAAATATGGAAAGTATTTTGATAAGCGTGATGATTATTTTCAATTGTGGTTTGCAACAAAAGTGAAATATCAAAAATGTAGTTGCAAGTGAGATTGCCATGGACAATATGACCCTCTTACAAGCTTTGGTGTATGCAAGGTCCCGTAATGTTATTTTGCCAGCTGAGTATTATTTGCTTGACCTTAACTCAAGACAATATGCATCTACGGTGAGTGGGCTTGCGAGTTTGGATCAAATCAAATCGGTGTTAAACGCCGTTTATAAAACTGTTGAGTCTGGCGGTACCTTTCAGGATTTTCAGAATCTAGTCGAGGCTGATGGTATTAATTTATCTGAGGCCCAATTAGACAATGTATTCAGAACGAATGCTCAAAATGCTTATGCCCATGGTAAATGGTTACATCAGCAACGCAATAAAGATAAACGGCCATACCTTGAGTATATGGCTATCAATGATAGTAGAGTGAGGCCGAGCCATTTAGCTTTGGATGGCGTTATCAGGCACATTGACGATACTTTTTGGCAAACATATTACCCGCCAAACGGGTATCGATGTAGGTGCACCACAAGAGCATTAACAGAAAGGCAGGCTCAATCAAAAGGAGTTACGCCAGATGATGAGTTGACGAGTATTCAACCTGATTCAGGCTGGTCCTTTCAGCCATCTAATTACGATCAGCATACTGAAAGCATTCTCAATTCACGGCTGGCCAGTCAGTCGAACACTCAGGATGAAATGCGCGTTATTGAAACCTTGAGTCGTGAATCCGCGATAGAGACAGAAGCCATCAAGCAAATCAAGACAGGCCTTTCCGATTTAGACAATGAAAAACGCCGTATTTTGGATGATATGGTGGATAAAACAATTAAGTTAGATCCCAATATCCGCCCCAGTGATTTACGTATTGCATTGGAATTGTCAGATGAAAATGAAAATCCTTTGACGACTATCTTGAAGCAGTCTGAGATTCAGAAAAATCAGGAGGGTACTATAGGTAAAAGCATTTGGGACAAGATCATGGGTGCTTTTAACAGGCTTTACAGTTTCGCCAAGAACACGGCGAACAAGCTCACTGGTAGTTCTATTCGTGGCATTGATGATTTAAACCTGACTGCAGGTAATGTCATTGGAATTAAAACCCCAACATTGTTCCGAGAAGCTGAGAAAGTTGGAAAACAAATCATCATTCTTGATGCAAAAGGAGTTGCAATCGATCTGGGTAAGATCAGCAATCTAGATGGCTCACTATTAGCCCCTGATTTGAGTTTAGAGGTCGTTAGCAATTCAGATGAACAACTCGTACTGAAACGAACTAAAGAGCATGCTGTGCGCTATTTCATAGCAAATCAGAATGCATTCAGTCTGTATTAGTCATTAACCAATTAATGAGGCCGCCGTATGGCGGTTTTTTTATGGAGAAAGAAAAGTGGCAGAAGAAACATGTCAAACAAAATATAAGTTTGCGCTTTCTGATGTTGAGCTTCCCAAAGTTGAAGAGGGTGAAAAACGGCGCAAGTTCATTGGCGTTGTTTATAACGGTGGTCGAATTGACAACCACTCTTACTGGGGACGTGAAGGCGTTGTTATCGATCTTCAAAACATCAAGTTCAAAGCAAAAACAGGGCTTATTGAAGAACATATCGGTGGTTTTCGTGTTGGAGTCGCAACAGAAACAACTATTGATAATTCAGTAAAGATCTCAGGGCACTTTCTGAGTAATAAGCGGGCTCAAGAGATTGTAAGTGATGCTGATGAGGAATTTCCTTTTCAGATGTCTTGGTGGGCAGATCCAGAAAGTGTTGAACAAGTGCCATCTGGTCGATCTGTCACAGTGAATAGTCAAATCTTTCATGGTCCCGTGAATGTGTTCCGAAATGTTCGTATTCATGAATACACAATTTGTACAACCGCTGCTGATACCTCGACAACTATCGAAGCATTTTCAGCTAAAACCATTTCAACCAAAGAGGACACAGACGTGACCGAATTAGAACAAGCACAAGCTGACAAAGCAAAGGCAGAACAGGAACGTGACGATGCGTTGAACAAGCTAAAAAAGTTTGAAGCACAAAAACGCACCGAAGATATCACTGCACTTGAAACTGAATTAAAAGTTCAATTCAGTGCTGAAGATAAAACAGCATATACAGCAATGGACGATACAACATTTACCTTTGCTGCAAAACAAATGCGTCAGTTCTCAGCACCGAAAAATGACAAGCCAGCTGGCAATTTAAGCCATTTATTTAAGCATCAAGCTAATGGTGGTCAGCAGGGTGTTTCTCAAGACAACCAAGAGCATCAATTTTCAACAGGTGCTAAAGCGTTTGCTGCACAAAACAAGGGGAAATAATAGATGACTACAATTAGCGCATCTCATACATCACGTCCTTTCAACTTGGATGTTGGTAAAACTCGCAAAGCCAATGCAAAGGTCACCACGGCGACAGCTTATAAAAAAGGTGATTTGCTTACTTTATCAGCCGCAAATGTTCTAACTCATGCAGCCGATGCTTCAACTTGGAGCGTGATTTGCGGTGCAACATTAACATCAGCTGAAGCAACAACTGCAGCAGCAAATGGTACTGAAATTCCAATTTATATCGGCGGAATTTATAGCGTTGAAGCAGTTTCAATTTCTGGGACTGCTTTAGCAACCAATCAATATGCAGCAGCTCGTGCACAAGCAACCAAAAATAACATTGAATTAGCGAAGGTGTAAAAATGCCACAAACTTTTGAAATTAATAACTCGCCGTTGGAATTACTTGATGTTAATGAATTGGTTTTGATTCATTCAAATAATGCGCCAATGGATACATGGTTGTTGGATAAACTTTTCCCACGCCGTAAATCATTTACAACTAATGTGGTACCAATCGCTGAGTTAGATATTGAATCTGATATTGCACCACTGGTTGCGCCTGAAATTGCCGGTCGTGCTTTTGACCCTACAACTGCAATTGAAGTCGATTATATTAAACCTGCTTATTTAAAACCTAAGAATCAGGTAACACCTGCCACTGCATGGGATACGGCGCTTTTGGCTCGTTTACGTGATGCAGGTATTGTTTCAACGGGTTCAAACCAATTGAGCACGGCAGAGCAATATATGATTGCTCAAATTGAAACGGTTAAGCGTAATCATGATTCAATTGATAACCGAAAAATCCTAATGGCTGCTGAATTGGTTGTCACCGGAAAGGTGGTTTTAGAGTCTGACGATTATAGCCGTAATGTTGTTTCATTTGGCCGTAATGCTTCGTTAGCCTTTACCCCCGCAATTGCATGGGATCAAGCAAATGCAACGCCTGTCGATGATATCGACACTATGGCTCAGCGCATGTTAGATGCTAACGGCGGTGAAGCTACGATGATCCTTACAACTGGGAAAGTTTGGGCAGTCTTGGAGAAGAATCCAGACTTTAAGGCTAAGTTTGTAGCGCCATATGCAGGTATCAGTGTTCCGTATCGACCTGAATTAAATGCTTCTAAATCTGCAAAATTTAAAGGCTATCTAGGTGACATCGAAATTTGGACGTACGATGCAACCTATAAGAATAAGGGCACGACAAAGCGCTTTATTCCAGTTGATTACTTTGCATTAATCGCTGACACAAGCGGTTATGTGACGCAATGTAAGATTGAAAACATTCATGCAAATGGTCTTGCTTTGGAGTACTTTGACCGTCAATGGTATGAAGAAGATCCAAGCGGCATCATGTTATTAACCGAATCATCACCATTAGTTGTGCCATCTAACAAAAACGGCATCGTTGGTGGTCAAGGCTTTATCACAATTTAAGGGGTAGGAAATGCCGAAATATATTGCATTGCAATCGGTAGGGCAGTTCCTACCTGGTGAAGAAATCAAAGGGCTTGATGATGAACGCATTCAAGCCCTTTTAGCATCTGGCGCTATTGAAGAGTACAAAGCACCAGAGCAAACGCCGTCTGATGAATCGACCAGTGATTTGAAAAAGCTTTTAGGTGAAGTCGCGGATCTGAAGGCATCCAACACGCAACTTACCGAAGAGAAGGACAAAGCTTTAGGTGAAGTCGCGGATCTGAAGGCCAAAGTCACAAAACTTGAAGCTGATTTAGCTGCAGCAGTGGGTAAAACACCTAAGGCTGATAAAACAGCGGATAAGGGTGCAACTGATACCAAGTAAGGTGAATTATGTATGCAACTCGTGATGATTTGATTACGCGTTACACCCTTGCTGAAATTTCACAATTAGAAAGATATTTAAAGGATGGGGAGTCAGTTGAAACATCAATTGCAGATGCTGGCTCTATTGTGGATGGGTACATTGCTAAACACTATGACGTACCCCTTCTGAATCCACCTGTGAATATAAAGATCTACGTTTGTGATATAGCTCGCTACTTGCTTTGGAAGAGTCGAGCATCTGAGGAAGTCCGCAGACGTTACGAGGATGCAATCGGTTTTTTCAAGGGTGTGTCAAATGGCAAGAACGTAATTCTTGTAAAAGACCAAGCTACAGAAGAAGTAAAACCTGCAGCAAAAACACCAACAACTATGCCGATTGGCACAACTTACCGTGGTGGTGTTTTTAGTGATGATGTTTTAAACCAGATGCCTAGCATCAAGTAGTGAGGCAACCATGGCAGAAAAACAGGGTTTTTACTTTCAAGGTGAAGAAAAGCTTCAGGATTGGCTGCGAAAGGTAGAGGCGAAAGCAGGGGATCATAAAGATCTCTATGACGAGCTAGGGGATATTTTGCTTGATGGTGTTCACGATCGTTTTAAACGGGGTGTGGCACCAGATGGCAGACCTTGGCAGAAGTCATGGCGGGCCATTGCTCAAAAGGGCCAAACATTAAGGGATACGGGACGTTTATTAAACTCGATCCGCACCCGACTTAATAAAAACGGCGTTTCGATTCTTACTGATGTTCTATATGCAAAGCTGATGCATTACGGTGGAACCATTCACGCTAAAAGCAAGCCATATCTCACTTTCAGAACTCCCACGGGTGGCTGGGTAAAACGCAAATCAATCTTTGTTCCTGCGCGTCCTATCTTCGGTGTGTCTGAGGATGATGCACAAAACATGTTGATAGCGATTGAGGACTATTTGGAGGAGCTCTTAAAAAATGCCTGATAACTATTTTGCATTAGAGACAATCATTAAAGAGCGACTGCAGGGAATTGACTCAATCCAAGCGATTTATACGCCGTTCTCAGTAGATGACATGCTTGAGTGTACGGCGGTTACACCGTCTATCAGCATCATCTATGTGGATGATCGTGTAGGTGAGTCAGCTGGTAACGGTTCAGCAAGTGTCGTGTACCAACAATGGCTTGTTGTTTTGTGTGTTGAGGAAGCAGGTTCACAGCTTGAAGATACAACGTTGATCCGTTATGCAGCCAGTCCGATGATTGTTGAAATTTTAAAGCGCATGCAAGGTTTTAATCCTCAAGCTGTAGGGTTTAAACAATTCAAGCGAGCAAATGCAGGTGTGCAGCACATGTCTGCTGCGGGCAAGTTGTGGTTGCCGTACTTGTTCGAGTGTCAATTAATTAATAACTTTTGAGGTCTTTATGTCGAAGCTATATGAAGCGGTAAAGCCTATTGGTCGATTTGTACCAGGTGATTTTGTTGCTGGCTTATCTGATTCAGAGATTCTGGAACATTTAGGCAAGGGCAACATTAAAGAACATGTGCCTGAGCCAGTCGAAACAGCAAAAAAACCTACTAAAACGGAGGCCAAAGTAGATGGCTAAAGATTATATTTCATTACAGGGTATGTTTCATTTAGCCCCGATCGTCAATGGTGTTGTTGGTGCACTTCGAGAGCTGGGCAATATGCCAGAATTTGAAGTTGAAATTACAGCTGATGTTCTTGAGCATCAAGAAAGTACCTCAGGACAGCGAACAACTGATTTCACCATGGTTCAAACAACAGGAGTGACTTTCTCAGGAACCATTGAAGAAGCCAATTCAGAGAATGTTAAATACATTCTTTCTGGTGAAAACTTTGAAATCCCATCTGAAACCGTGACAGGTAAATCATTGGGTACGGTTGCGGTCAATCAGATGATTTTGCTTGAAGCCTACAACTTGTCAGATGTGGTGGTAAAGGATTCTACGGCAACACCAGTTGAAGTTGCATCCACTAAATATGTTCTTGATCCAGTATTTGGAACAATCAAGTTCACCGATATTGCTGGCCTGACTATGCCATTAACGATGGATTTCAAAACAGGTGCCGTAACTCAAACCACAATCGCATCTGATTTAGAGCAGGAATATCTGCTTTACTTTGCTGGGGTGAACACGGCGAACGGTAACAAAGTTGCCATGAAGTTATGGCGAACCAAGAAATCGCCTGAGGTGACTTTCCCATTGATTCATGAAGAACTTGGGCAATACCAGATTCAAGGTCAGGCACTTTCTGATATTTCCAAGGCTAGCGATTCAAAGCTTGGCTTGTATGGCCACTTTGTAAATATTCCTGCATCGCCGTAAACCAAACAAATACAGGCACAGGGGCGCATAAGCGTCTTTTTTTGTGCCTGTACCTTTCAGGATTTTTTCTATGAATGACTTTTTTATTGCAAACAATGAATCATTGCCCCACACATTCATTGATCAAAAAATTGAAGTGAAGCAGATCCAAGTAAAAGACTTAGCTCGTTTCTCGATGTATGCAATTAAGATCAAAGATGCTTTAGAAAGTTATTCAATAGAAACAATCACGCCGTTAATTGAGCCTCAGATGCTCAATATCATGGGTTTGGTTTCAATAGTGACAACGTTAAGCCCTAAAACGTTTATCGAGAATACGGCGCAAACCAAGGCCATTGCTGAGCTTGTTCTTAAGATCATTGAAGTGAACGAGGCGTACTTTAAAAAAGATAAAAGACAGAATAGGACAAAAAAAGAAACAAAAGAGGTCACTTGGTTTCATTTATTCGCTTACTTGATTAAAAGTGGCCATCGTCATGATGACATCATGAACATGTCATACGGTGCATTTATGGAATATCTGAAAGAAGCGCAAGCATTTGAACGGCAGCAAATTAAGTCTTATGCCATTGCAACTCGCGTAGCGAACAATGCAAAGCAACAGGGATGGGATAAATATTTAAAGCAGTTGGATGAATAATTATTGAATGACTTCATTTCAGCCATTTGATAAATTAGCCCTAAATTTAGGGGTGTTTTTTCATGAAAAAATTATTAATTGGTCTTTTTATTTTAGTTTTAGTAATGGTTGTTTATATTTGGAAATCTAATAGTGATCGGGATGCACGGCAAGAAGCTTTAGCAATCCAAACAGAGCAACATAATAATGAAATGGCTAAATTGGAGGCTGGAAAACAAGCCAAACTTGAGAAACAAACAAAAGATAAAATTAATGAAGAGCAAGCAAGATTAAGTGATGAAAAAAATAAGGAAAACTTAAACATTGCTTTAGCTGAAGCAGCTGTAAAAACTCAACTTGTTGACCCTGACTCTGCGAAATTCCAAAATCAAAAAGGCAATTGCGGTGAGGTAAATTCTAAAAATAAATTTGGTGGGTATGTTGGATATAGTCGCTATGTGTTCCTTACAAGTGACAATATGGTAGCTATTGAGAGTAATAGTAGTGATTCTATTTGGCCAACAAGTGTTATGAATGAATTATGGTCAAAGCATTGTAGTTAAATTGCACAAATATCAAGCCACCTACGGGTGGTTTTTTTTCGCCTTGAGGAAAGTACATGGCCACAAATAGCTTAGATTTCTTATTGAACTTAAAGGCAAACACCACTGGATTTGATCAGGGTATTAATGGTGCAAAGTTCGCCGTGAATGCACTTGTAGGTGCAATGGCAGCCTTGGGTGTAGGTCTGGGAGTAAAAGAATTAGCTGAGGCAGCAGATAGTTATGCAAACCTTTCAGCGCGTATTCAATTAACCACAAAAGATACAGGTAATTTCACAACAGCAATTGCTGGGGTTCATCAAATTGCCCTTAATACCAATTCAAGTCTTGATTCCACAGCAGAGTTGTTCACAAAACTGAATACTGTTGCAAAAGATATGGGCATGACCCAGCAACAGGCATTGGATTTAACCAAAACAGTAACCCAAGCCATTAAATTAGGTGGTGGATCTGTACAAGGTTCTGAAGCTGCAGTTCAGCAATTCATTCAAGCCATGCAAGGCGGGGTTCTTCGTGGAGAAGAATTTAACTCCATGATGGAAAATGGATACGGTTTAGCTGAAGCGTTAGCTAAGGGATTGGGAGTTACAACTGGCGAACTTCGCAAAATGGCCGAGAACGGCGAACTTGGCGCGGAGCGTGTTTTAAAAGCATTAGAAGGGCAAAAGGTTGCTATTGAAGCATCTTATGCTGAGTTACCCAACACTATTGGCAACGCATTACAGAAAATTGCCACGTCTTGGCAAATTGTGATAGGTGAGATGGATCAGGCAAACGGCGCATCAGCTCAGGTAGCTGAATGGTTGTCAGTTTTAGCAGATAATCTTGATATTGTTGAAGTGCTCTTAAACGACATTGGTGATGGTTTTGTATGGTTTGGTGATCAATTAAAAAAGATTGATCCTGCAACAATTGAAGCACTTAAAACAGCTTTATTATCTGCATACGATGCAATTAAGTCATTAGGATCAACAGTAGGCACCGTTTTTGAATCCACTGTTGATGTAATTAATACGGCTCTTGGTCAAATATTTAATTTCTCAAGTGGAATTGACTCTGCAGCTGACAAAACCAATGGATTTACTAAAGCACTTCAAGCTGTGAATGTCGTTTTTGGCTTCTTAAATGATGGATTCAAAGCAATAAATATTGGCATCAATTTAATCATTGGTGCTGCATACGATGCTGCAGGTGCATTTAGTTACTGGAAGTCTAAAATCACTTTCGGTGATACTTCAGCGCAAGCTCTAAAAGACTTTGAACTGATGTCTGCTAAAGCTCAGGAGTACTACAAAAAGTCATCTGATGGAGCGATGGCATTTAAATCTTCTGGTGTTGAAGCTATTCGCCAAATCGGTTTAACACAAGATGAGAAAAATGCTGAAAGTATTACCAATAACGCATTAACTCTTGAGGTTCTGCTAACCCAAGAAAAAAAGCATTTAGCTGATTACAAATCCATTAGTGATGAACGTATTAAACTGCAACAACAATTATTTGATGCAAGAAAATCTGGTGATCAGGCTGTAATAGATGCGGCGGTAGCAGGTCTGGCTGAACTTGATAAAAAAGAAAAAGATTATCAAGGTGAAAGTAAGAAAATTTCTGATGAGAAAATAAAAACCACACAAACATTGGTGAATGCACAAATTGAAGCGGCTAACAAAGGGGGGGCTGCACTTTCTGAACAAACTAAAAAGACCATTGAGGCTCAAGTTGCTGCACAGGGTTTAGCAGTAGAGTTCGATAAAACTGGGAATGCAATTGTTAAAGCAATTGCGAGTGCTACAGCATCAGTAGTTAGTTTAGACGCTCGAATGGCTGAGGGTCGAAAGGCAGCCATTGCATTAAAAATTGATTTGGATGCCGCCTTAAATAAAGTTTCTGAAGGTTTTGGGGAAAGAGCGAAATCAATTGATGTTCTTGCTAAAAATTTAGATTTACTGGGGGCTAAAGGTCAACAATCAGGTGAGGTTCTATATTTAGCATGGACTAAGTGGTTAGAAACTGCAAAATCTCAGGCAGAAATTGATGCAGCTAAAGCTAAATTACTTGAGTTTGAAAAACAGGGCGTTTTTTCAACAAAACAAGTTGAAATGGGTATGCTTGCGATTAAGCAAGCTACTGTCAAATTACCTGATGATCTTGATGAAGTAGGCAAAGCATTTGAACGCCTTGGGGTTAAAACCAAAGAGCAATTAAAGCTTGCTGCGCAATCAGCGATTGCAGACTTCAACACAATGAAGTCAAGCGGCCAAGCTACTTCAGAGGGCCTGAAACAGGCTTATGAGCGTGTAATGCAAGCGGCTGCAGCATCGGGTGATCAAGCTGTCATTGCTAGTGCCAAGGCACAGGGCGCATCTGTCGGATTACAAGCTCAGATCGATGAAACAGGTAAATCATCTGTGAAGTCGACACAAGAGATTGTTGATGCACTTTACAATGTTGGTGATACGGCGCGTGGATCTGCGGCTCAAGGCTTTCGTGACCTTGGCAGGATTGCCCGTGAAGAAGCTAAATCCACTGCCCAGGAATGGGAAGATGCCATGGCTAAAGTGGATGCAGCACGTAAAGCTCAGAATGCTTCCAATAATAAAGGCTTGTCAGAGTTGCAAGGTGGTATTGATCAAATGGCTGAGGATTACTTTAAGCGTTTGACTGATGCAGGAATGGATTCAAGTCGAGCTAGGGACTTAGCTGATAAAGCTAGATATTCATTGGCACTTGAAACTACTACAGCTTTAAAAGGTGGTACTACATTAGATCTCAACACAACCAAACAGGAAATGGAAAAAACACTCGCTTATTGGGAAAACAGAAATTCCAAGAATGAGAGTGGTGGATCGGTTTCAGTGGGTGGTAATACCCCAATTGTTGAGGTTCCAAGTATTCAAGCACCTGTTATTGAGTCGCCTAAGATGCCGAATAATGTTGATGCTGGAAGCCCTAAGAATGTACGCATTGAGCTTGTGAACGGCGATAGTTCTACATACGTGTACGCAGATGAGGATGAAGCCGACTTTGCTGAGCAATTCTTCAGAAAACTTGAGGAAACCAAGAAGAGGATGTGATGAGACTTAAACGCAATTTAACCAATGAAACCGTCCCACTTGAGGACGGTTTTTTATGGTCTGATGAATTTGCTTGGAAGCCAATAGAACAAAATCAAGAGTTCGCCGTTGATGGGACACTGATCGTTCAGGAAGGAAAAAAGAAATCAGGCCGACCAATCACTTTAACGCCGCCAGATAACCAAGGCTGGATTAAGCGATCAGTTTTATCGGTGATTCAAGACTGGTCAGCTTTGCAAGATGAGCAATTTACTCTGATCTTTGAATACCCGCATGACACCCGCCAATTCAATGTGATTTTCAATCATACAGAGGGGGCGATTAATGCCGAACCAGTCAAAGGGATTCCAACAGTTTCAGAGGGTGATTATTACAAAGTCACCCTTAAGTTTTTAGAGGTGCCAAATGCCAGTTGAGACCAATAATCTAGTTTTATACAAGTCTGAGCGTTTGACAGATACACCAGACGGCGGTGGTAAATATTCTGGCCAAGTTGTGGTTGATGGGGAGAGCAATAACCTTTTTCCTGATGTATCTGAACTTGACCGCACCATGGGGCGTGTATCACTGCGTAAAATCTTTGCAGGGATCAATAACAATGATACTGAGTCATTGATGGGTTCAACTGTTTTCATCTCAAAGAATCCAGACGATGAAAGTGTATCTGCTTTGTTGTTCAGCACTGAGAGTCATACGGATGTTCGGACTAATGCCGCGAACCGAATTGAAAACTATCTGGCCAAGGGTGGGCAGATCGCAGGAACGCCGTTAGATACCCTTTGGCAGGGAATGAAGCTGATTCAAGTTGCCATGTTCAAAACCGATACCGAAAGCAGTGTCGGCGATACCATCGTTTTGATTTCAAATGAAGGGCTTAGTACTGAATACGAGCAATATGTCCGTATTACCAAGGTTGAAACGCGCATTGCGACCATGAATGTGAACAACACTCAAGTCGAATATAAGATTGCAACGTACTCAATTAACGATCCGCTTGACCGTGATTTTGTAGGCCTATCAGCTTTGCAGTGGTACAACGGCGCAAAATCAACAACGATCGTAAGAGATACGATTGTTGCAGATACGGGTAAGTACTATGCAAGTGTAGAAATTGCCGATGATGTGACTGTGAATAGCTTCACGATACAAGCTGCATCGATCTTTTCTCAGTTGATCCCATCATCACAGACTGAAACGCCGTTAGTTGATCTAAATGCACTAAGTGAAAACGTGGCTTTGCTTGCTGGTAACAGCGGTACCATCATTGCGCCGTTCACTACCAATGTGAATACAAATCAAAGCTTGTACATTGGTTCTGGTGTTTTACCTGGTTCGGTTTCATTTAGTTTGTTTGGCCAATCGATTATCGATAACGGCGGCACATTGCGTACAGTGTCGGGAACTCAAGTAGGTACGATCGACTATCAAACTGGCCACATTGTTTGGACAAACGCTGTTGGTACTGGTACCACAACGATCAGCCTTACTTTCACACCTGCGGCAGCGCCTACACAGCCTTTTGAATCCTATGCTTTGCCTGTCACCGCCAATAATCAAGGCACAAACTGGACAGGGGTTTTATTACCGATACCTGCACCAGGTGCGCTTAGCATTTCTTTTATGGCTCAAGGCAAGTTTTACACATTGAAAGATAACGGCACTGGGCGTTTAGTTGGTGCTAATGAATCTGTTGGTACAGGAAGCATTAACTATCAAACAGGTTCTTGGTTATTAACTACCGGTGCTTTGCCTGATGTGGGTACGCCAATTTTACTGCTATGGGGTACACCGATTACAACCTTCGCTCGTGCAAACCTGCCTGTATTACCTGCAGCAATAGAATTTGATTTAGGACAAGTTGCGATTGCTGCAAGTTCAGTGACCGCTACTTGGATGCTTGAAAGTGTTGAGAAAACGGCTACAAGCAATGCACAAGGTCAGTTCACAGGCGATGCCACAGGCACAATTAACTATGCCTTAGGCACTGGAAAGATCATTCCAGCAAAGTTACCTCAGAAAAACACGGTGTTTAGTTTTGCTTTTAACTACGGCGATCCTAAAACACAAAGTGTTTCTGCTGTTGCACCTGATGGCAATAACAAATTGATGTTTACTGTTGGAACTGGATCTGCGATTCAGCCGAATAGCGTTGAGCTTAAAATCCCTGTTTCTTCACAAGCTGATTCGCCCACGCAAATAGTCACTTTATTTGATGTGCCTCTGAATGCTACCACGGGCAACTTAGTTGATCGCTTGGGGAATATTCAGGGCGCAATCATTTATGCAACTGGTGTGGTTGAAGTAACACCTGTTTTAAATGTGACAAATTGGAAAACAGTCTATTCACCTCAGACTTACTATGTGAGTTCTTAATATGTCTACAGCTTTATCTTTACCTCAAGCCTCATCGCTTGAACCTGTACTTGTACCCTATAAAGCTCACTCACCCGTAGATGTGCAAGTTAAGTACCGAGATACTTCAGGGGTGAATGCAGGTACAAAACAGGTCACTGCAGCAAAGCTGAACTTTGATTTAACACAAGGCTTTGATGAACAAATCCTTTCAGGCTCAGTTCGTTTTAAAGTGGGCTCGGATACATTTATCGATCGCAATGGTTTGATCTATAGAAATATAGACAGCGCCACGGGCAGTGGTACTCAAAGCGGTACCATTCAATATGGTACAGGTGTGATTGATGTTGATAGTTGGACACCCAATGTTGATAACAATCTTGCATTACAGTCATTAACAACGACAACAGATATGTTGCCCGTCCAGCATGTCAGCTTTCGTACACCTACTATTCCAATCCGACCAGGTTCTTTAACTGTGGTTGCTGCAGCAATGGCAGGTGGTCAACTGACATTAACGGCGAATGAAGCGGGTGTAATTGAAACCACGCAAGCGCACGGCGTTATTAATTACGATACAGGTTTCGTTGATATCTACTTTTACACCAAGACTGAAATCACAAGCGGGAACCGTGACGAGATCGAGGCGCAAGACTGGTACCTGCCAGAGCTTGAATATCAAGATGTAGGTAAAACCTATATCAACGTGCCTTACTGGATCGATGCAACAAGCGTACGTTATAACGCCGTGGCCTATACCTATATTCCACTTGATTCGGAAATCTTGGGCTTATCTGCTACACGATTGCCACCAGATGGCCGTGTGCCGATTTTCCGTGTTGGTGATATTGGTGTGATTGCTTCATCCAAGAAACAGGAACTACCAAGCCACGTTGCCGGGCAAACATATAACTTGAATGATCAGCGTATCTCTTGGTGTGAGCTTGAAGATAGCAACGGCGTAAAAGTTCCATATGACATGTATGTGGTTGATTACGATTATGGAAAGGTCACTTTAAGTGGTGATTTTGCTTTGAATAGTCTGATTGCGCCGATCTTTGCGGCTTATCGCTACCAAGACATCGGCTTGATTAATGATGTGCAGATCAATGGACAAGTGACTTTCACCAAGCCTGTGACGCACAACTACAGTAAAGACGATTCAATTGTTGGATCTGTAGTGGTAGTCGGTGACATGTTCAGCCGTTATACCAACAAGTTTGTTCAGGGTACTTGGAATAGTATCTGGGCAGATGAGCCAATAGGCCAACCAATCACTCCTAACTACAATGATGCTTTGTATCCGATCCAAATCACGAATAAGGGTGCGATTCAGGAACGTTGGGCTTTAGTGTTTACCGATACTTCCAATTTTAGAATTATTGGTGAGGTGTCAGGGCAGATTGGAACGGGCAATATAAATACGGATTGTGCGCCAATCAATCCAATCACCAGTGCGCCATACTTCGTTGTTAAGAAAGAAGGTTGGGGTGTGGGTGGTTGGGCTTCAAATAACGTTCTACGCTTCAATACAGTGGCTGCTATGTATCCGCTTTGGTGTATTCGTACAGTGAAGCAATCGCAACCAACAACGCTAAGCGATAACTTCCAGATCATTTATCGCGGTGATATTGACCGAGTTATCTAAATAATGAACCCAAAGGGCTGCTTGTGCAGCCTTTTTTATTGAGTATAAGAAATGGTCGCAAGTACTGATACAAAATATTTTCTATATACAAATGCCAATGCACCTCAGCTCACAAATGTTTGGGGGCGATTATGCAGTCTATTAGATGCATGCCTAGTAGACGGATTTAATCAAAAATCAATCTCAAGTTTATCCATAATTGGCAATGTGATTACAGCTAACTATTCTTCAGCACATGGATATTTAGATGGTCAAGTATTGTTGTTAAGTGGAGCGACTGAGGCTGCATTAAATAAAGAGCATCGTATTACATCTGTTACATCCACAACGCTTACTTTTGAGGTTGATGCCATACCATCAACTTTGGCGGGTTCAATAATTTCAAAACTTGCCCCCATTGGCATTACAAAATACCTAAGTGATAGCTCAAAGCGGATCTACTATTTCTCAGAAATGACAGATCCTACCTATTTGCGAGTTGATGAAGCGACTTTGGCTGCAGCAAGCGTGAACTATCGAGGGGCAATTGTCAGAATTTCAAAAGAATGTACCAATATTGATACATTGCCAAATGCTGTGCCGGTTGCAACCACTCCTAGTTCAACTGATCCTTTTAAGTGGATTTTCTCAACGACAACAACTGCAAGAACACATGCATGGCTTTTAGTGGGGGGTAAAAAAGGATTTTACTTTTTCCCTGCGGGAAGTAATTACACACCCACAGATTATATGAGTGCTGTTCAATATGGAGTTATACAAGGGGCTTCACGCTTCCCTAATGGCAACACCGTATTACTCGCCCAATATATTGCAGGTTCAAGTTCTCCAGCGGCTGGCTATATGGAGACATCTCCACATGTCTGGACATTGAACTTAAGTGACATCTCATATGGCGCAATTAATCTTTCAGGGATTAAAGGGGCTACTACGATCGGACGAAGTGGCGCATCTGGCGGGCGTTCAAGTGGTTATGTACCTGGATCACTTAACACGGAACTTTCTGATAGCGCAAATGGAGCACATGAGGATTTCGTTACATCGGTTGGTGGTGCCATCTTAACAAATCTGAGTAATAGCTATTTTCTAAATGCATCAATTGATGCTGCTACTCGGCAAAGTTTAGCCTTTACCACAACACAAAACTCTTTGAATGGAACGGGGAAGTTTATGTTCTTAGGGAATTGCGTGAGTGGGAACAATGCCTATTTTGCTGTTGATTTGATTGGGGATTTTATTATATGAATTTTCAATTTGTTCGTAACAGATCGAACTTGGCCACAGGGTTATTTATTACAAAGTTAGGCGAAGCAAAGATTTTAGGCACGACCAAAAAACTTGGTCAAATCTATCCTAATGTGACAGTGCGACTTTATGAGCGCCAGAGCGGTAATAAACTCCATGTTGCAGATACTAAGAGCGATAAAAATGGCAAGTATATGTTTTTAAATCTGCCGAATGACAAGCAATTTTATGTTGTTGGTATTGATCCACTAAAAGACTATAACGCCGTAATTCAAGATCTGGTGGTACCCAAATGAGCGTGATTCCTTCTTTGGCGGCTGGGTTGGTTCAACTCCAAGCCCTTGCCAATTTCCTTGATACAGGTAGCAATTATGCTACCTGTATTTTTTATGATAATACCAAGCCAGCTTCGGTCAGTATTGCAGCAGATCCAGCAGCAAAATTAGTCACACTTACATTTCCAAAGCCTTGTCTTAAGCAAATTAATACGGATGGTATTGAGCTTTATCAAACTGATGCAGCATTGGTCACAAAAGCAGGTACCGCGGTGTGGGCTCGAATTTATAACGGAAACGGCGATGCGGTTGCTGATTTCGCCGTGGGTACCGAAATTACCTTGGCTCAACCAAATTTAGCATTGGGGAGCACATTGATGATCAATTCATTTGTATTGAAGCCAACAACATAATTGAGGTGAGCATGTGTCAAATAACATTCCACCAGACGGATACAATGTTGGTCTGAACTTTAAAGATGAACTAGTTTCTGTTGATTCGCATAATGTTCTTTTAAATTTTGGTGCTGATGAGCAAATTTTAGTTTCAGTACATGCTGATATTTCAACTAGATTCCTTGCTGAGATTGTTGCAACTCAATACATCTTTAATTCCGTTGATGCCAATGTAAATACAGGCTTTGACGCGGTTATAGATGTTATATATGGTGAGTCTGCTCAAATAAGCTCAATCATTAGTAGTGGCTTTAATGCATCTATCCAAGCTGTAATTGTTAATCAATCTTGCAACGTATTGGCAATAATTGATACAGGTTTCAATGCAAGCATAAATGCATCTTCTGACATTAATTTCTTACTGGGTAAAAGCACATTAAGTGTTGTTGAGTATCAACAATCACTACCTGCATTAATTGATCAGCATTTCAGATTCGGTAAAGCAAAATTTAAGGCGCATAACAGCGCCTTTATTTTTGATCGTGGTTTGACGATCTCATACGCCGTAACAGCAGGTTTTGATAAGTCTACATTCTTACAGCGAATGGTAAGGGCTGTATTTGAAGAAACTTCAGAATTGGCCAGCACTTCTAAAATTGTATGGCAGGAAAATGATAAAAGATTCATTGCTCGCACGTTGGTATTTGAAGAATCTGAAAAGCTATTGATCAATCGTCATACCAGTTGGGATGAAATGATCAGAAAACGTAAGAAAATTACGTTGAGTCATGAAGTCGCTGCAGTGTTTGAAAAGCGATTTACATTCAAGCATGACAAAGGCTTGGAGCTGGTCACAACTGATTCAATCCCGTGGGAAGTCGCCAAGTCGGTCTATTACCGCAAATCAAAATTAGATCCAATTGATCCTGAACCACTTCCAGAATATGAGGGCACAACCGATTTAAATTTCGTTTGTTTGTGCCATGACATAGATCCTCATAACCTCATTTTAAATTTTGGTGCAGATGAGTGTTTGCCAAACATTGCACCCGTTGATTGGTGGTATATCGTGAATGAAATTAAAGTTACCCGGTTAGACAACGGGCAAGAGATCCAGATTTACAGCGGTGATTACAGCACTGACCGAAGTAGTTGGAGTTGGTCTTATAACCTAACCATTCCATTTTATGAAAAGTCGAAAACTGAGCCGATCGATGGAAAGCCGGTAATTTTAAAAATCATGATCAATGGCAATGAACACCGCATGTTGCTTGAGAATATTTCACGCTCAAGGCAGTTTGGCAAAGAAACTTATAAGCTGTCTGGCCGTAGTCCAACGGCGTTACTTGATGCGCCGTATGCACCGACACGCTCTTTCACCCAAGAAAATGAACGTTCTTCTGTGCAATTGGTTCAAGCTGAATTGGATCGAGTGAACAGCAATATTGTGCTGAATTGGGATTTGATAGATGCACTGGGTTGGATCTTGCCACCCGAAAGCCTGAGCTATTCAAATCTAACACCGATAGCCGCGATCAAATTGATTGTAGAGGCCGCTGGTGGCTTTATTTACAGTGAGCCTGCAAGTAATACCCTGACGATCAAACCACGCTATAAAAAGACTTGGTGGGATTCGATAGCGATCGATGAATATGACAGGGTCATCCCTGAAAGTATCGTCACAGATCAATCCACCAATTATGAGCCTTATCCTGATTATAACGGCGTATTTCTAACGAACGATCGTAATGGTGACACGGGGCAGATCAAACGCGTAGGCACTGCAGGTGATGTGCTTCAAGAATCGATCAATAGCCCGTTACTTACATCAACTACGGTGATGCATAGCAAAGGCCGTGAAGTTCTAGCCAAAGCAGGGCTGATTGAAAATCACAGCTTATTGATGCCAATTACTCAACAAATCGGCTTGTGTTTACCTGGCGAGCTAGTTGCTTTTAACGGCGACTGGTGGGGCATAGTCGATGGTGTCAGTGGTTCATTCACTCATAAGCTTGTGAATCAAACTGCATTAATTGAGAGGGTGAATCGTGAGTAATATTTTTAACCGGTTCTTTGATATGTTGCCCAAAACACCTGAGTTTATCGGAACGATTCAAAGTGCAGATCATCCAAATTACAAAGTATTAGTGGCTGATGGTACAGGGCTTGTGCTTTGTACCAGTGCGACAATTTTCAATGTAGGAGCGAAAGTATATATCAGCGGAAATGAAATAAAGAGAAGTGCGCCTGAGGGCGTTGTATATCAAATCGAAGTATAGACTTAATGAAATAAAAATAGCCGCTTAATTGCGGTTTTTTCTTTTTGGAGAAAGAAAGTGTCTGAGCAAGCACAAAACATCATAGAGGCTAGCGCAACCGTTACATCTGGCGCGGCTAAGACAGCAGTTGGGGGAAGTGGAGCACTATTCGTGGGGAAAGTTTTTGGGTTAGATCCAATCACAGCAATTGGTTTGTTAATTGGTTTAGGTGGCTTTTTAATCAGTATTTTTAGCTTTCTAGTTGGGTGGTGGTACAAGCGGAAGGACGATAAACGTGCTGAAGAGATCCACCAGTTAGAGAAAAAGGCATGGTTGGAGAAGATTAATGCAAAACAAGACTAAGATATCAGTCCTTTTATTAGCAGCTTCGGCTGCTTTTTTTACGGCTGTGAAAGTAGATGAAGGGTATACAGCTAAACCTGTAATTCCTGTTCCTGGTGATCGACCAACGCAAGGGCATGGCGCTACGTTCAAGCCTGATGGCACCGCTGTAAAAATGTCAGATCCATCAATTACACGGGCAACGGCAGATAAATGGCTTCGCCATGATGTAGCTAAACGTGAAGTGCCATTTAAGAACAGCTTGAAGGGCATAAAGCTGTCGCAAACCGAATATGACGTTTACTTAGACTTTTCATATCAGTACGGCACAACAGCCTTTGCCAACTCATCAATGTTGCGAAATCTAAAGGCGGGCAATTACAAAGCAGCCTGCGCCGCGTTGTTGAAATACAAATATGTGGCAAAGCGCGATTGTTCCGTCCGTTCCAATCGCTGTTACGGCGTTTGGACTCGGCAGTTGGAACGTTATGACAAGTGTATGGGGGCGCAGTGATGGCTGAATTTACTAAAGTAAGTAAAGTGTTGCTTGAGTCAAATGGTATTTACTTTATTGAATGTCCAGGTTGTAAAACCTTGCATCCTTTGCATGTTGGCCAACATCACAAAGTTCGATGGGATTTTGATGGAAACTTAGAAAAGCCAACGTTCTCGCCGTCTCTGATGGTCAATGGTGGCCACTCAAGCCAATGTCATTCTTTTATTCGTAATGGCCAGATTCAGTTCTTATCAGATTGTCACCATGCTTTGGCAGGGCAAACAGTAGATTTGCCAGAGGTGGAGGAGCTTTAAAAATGTGGATAGTTGTAGCAGCAAAATTTTGGCGAGAAATCTTAATCGGGTTTCTCGCATTTTTATTGGTCATTGCTTTGGCGGTACTCAATCATAATTTTGGCCAACTCGAAAAGGCTGATCAAAAGTGCATTGAGCAGATCCAGAAAATAGAACGTGCCCATGTTGAGGCTTTGGCCAAACAACAAGACAAAGTAAATAAAGTGAGCGCTGATTATGAAAAGCTTAGGTCAGAACAACGTACAAAAGTCGAAACAGTTACACGTACAGTGCAAAAGATCGTCGAGCGTCCTATTTATCTCAATCGCTGTATTGATGATGACGGGCTGCAGCAGATCAACAGTCTTATCGAAGCCGGTAATACCAGCTAACCTACTGGAACCATGTCCTAAATTTAGCTATCTGGAAGGTGGTACAGGAAAAGATGCATTGTTGTGGGCGGTTGATACAGTTGCAAAAGGTAATGAGTGTGCTGCACGTCATGCCGCCTTAGCAGAGGCAGCAAGGTAACAACGAAACTTTCGTAGTGCATAGCGTAAGCCCTGGTGATATCACCAAGGGCTTTTTTTATTCCATAACAACAGTAAAACCTTTAAGTTTCCTCTTATTCAAGAACAAATACCGTTCCGCTGCTTCTTTCGTCTGAAATTCCATAGATCCCTCTTTCTTTTCAGAAAAAATGTATTGTTGATTTAACATTCCACTAATATCTGAATAGTCCTCATATTGCTCAAACATGTCTGTTTGAATATGCAAATATAAATTACCTTTTTTAAGATAGTGAAGTCTCATAATTTCACCGCTTCTTCTGATGTTTTACAACCTCAGGTACTTCGTGTTGTGTAAATTCATCATAGCCAGAATCTTGGCTGAACTCGGAATTAACATCTTGTGATACATCATCGTAAGACTCTTGTTGAAAGTCATCCTCAGGAAACGATTGATGTTCAAATGCAATTGACTTAATACTCATTTTTAGCTCGCTTGATTATGTAACTTAATCAAGTGAGCATAATTATTAATCAATTCGAATTCAAATTTAATTGATTGTGGATAAAGAAGTGGGCGACAAAACGTGTCGTTGTTTAATCCTTCCAACTATCCACAATATCAGCCCAATCTTGCATCATCTTACGCCTAGGTTTTAAATGCTTAGAATGGTCGTAAGAAGCTTTAGTCCTGTTAGATTCAGAATGAGCCAATTGTTTTTCTACCCAAGCTTCCTCATATCCTTTTTCATATAACAATGTGGATGCTGTAGCCCTAAAGTCATGTGTAGTTACACCTTTAAGACCAATATACTCAAGCATACTGTTTAGTGTTTCTTTTGCCAGCATGCCATTATTTTTTTTGCTGTAAATAGCAGGGAATACCAACGTTTCACCCACTGAAATTTCATATTGTTGTTTTAAAATATTTAAGACTTGATCCGAGATTGGTAATACATGAACCCTGGCTTTTTTCATAACCTCAATAGGGAACGTAATTAATTTTGACTCAAAGTCCACCCATGACCATTCCATCTTCCGTATCTCAACGGCACGTAGCATCGTATACAAAAGAATAAAACCTGCATTTTTTACAGTTTGAGTTCCATTGTATTTGGGAAGGCTTGATCTAGCCTTGTACCGTTCTTCTTTAGTCAATGCTCTCGCATGATTGACGCGTGGTCTTTTAATTACATCACGGACAGCATATGTTGGATCATTCTCGGCTCGCAGTGTTGCAATAGCATACCGAATTACTGCCCCAAGAAATCTTCTATTCTCAAGTGCAGCAGATGCGCCAGTAAACCTACCATTTGATTCTTTCACAACACGATCGACAGTATTGTTTAAAATTTTAAGTACATCAGCTGCAGTCACATCACTTACATTCTTTTTTCCAATAATAGGTGAAATATCTTTTTTTAAAGCAACGTCAAATTTCTCCTGGTATATTTCTGATTTAGATCCCATTCTTTTTAATTTGAATTCGGCTGCAATTGAATCAAATGTATTTAAAGTTTCAGCCATAGCTTGTGCTTTAATATTTTTTCGATCCTCGACTGGGTGGATGCCTTTGGCTAATTTGGCCCGCATCTCATCTTTCAATGCACGTGCATCAGCAAGGCTAATAGATGGGTATTCACCTAAGCTCATCGATGACTCTTTGCCATGAAAGACGAACTTAAACCGCCATACCTTTGCACCTGTGGGTCTTATCTCAATGTAGAGTCGATCTGCATCAAGGATCCGATAAACCTTATCTTTAGGCTTTAAGGTTTTAATTTTTACATCTGATAGTTTTACAGCAGCCATTACAGGTAATCATAGTAAATGTTACCCGTATTATTACCCGTTTTTATTGTGAATTAAAACAAACTAAAAAGAACTAAAAGGAACATCAATTATTATTTATCAATTAGTTACGAAAATAAAAGGAACTATAAAGAATTGTAAGAAACTTAAACACGTATTATTTTTTACAACTGTTGCTTGCGCCATAATTTAAACTTCCACAATTACAGCTATTGTGCCGTAAAACGCAACCTTTTTCCAATGTTTAGGAATTTCGCGTTTAGAGCCAAGATTTGTTAAAATACGCTCCTTATCTCATTAACTAGAGTACAACGCATGTCTAAAACACGTGTGATTTATCCGGGGACTTTCGATCCAATTACCAATGGACATGTTGATTTGGTTGCAAGAGCATCAAAAATGTTTGATGAAGTTGTGGTTGCAATCGCGATTGGTCATCATAAAAATCCTGTGTTTAGTTTAGAAGAGCGTGTTGAATTAGCCAAAGCATCATTGAGTCATTTGACCAATGTTGAGTTTGTTGGTTTTGATGGTTTACTGGTTAACTTCTTCCGTGAACAGCGTGCAACAGCCGTACTCCGTGGTTTAAGAGCAATTTCTGATTTTGAATATGAATTTCAACTGGCGAATATGAACCGTCAACTTGATCCACATTTTGAATCAGTCTTTTTAACTCCCTCTGAGCAATATTCATTTATCTCATCAACATTGGTAAGAGAAATTGCTCGTTTAAAAGGTGATGTGACCAAATTTGTGCCTGCCATTGTGGTTGAGGCCTTTGAACGTAAACATCAACAAGGTTGGTAGCGTGTCTTTATATATTACAGATGAATGCATTAACTGTGATGTCTGTGAACCTGTTTGTCCCAATGAAGCCATTTATATGGGTGAGCTGATTTATGAGATTGATCCTGCACTCTGTACAGAATGCATCGGTCATCATGATCAGCCACAGTGTCAGTTGTTTTGTCCCGTTGATTGTATTCCGCTCGATCCGCAACATGTCGAATCGCATGATGACTTGATGGCGAAATACAAAAAGTTAACTGGGCAAAAAAATGCGAGCAATTAA